GTCCTTAAAGAGATGGCAAAAGATGTTTAAAGTAATAGAAAATTTTTTAGATAAAGAAATTTTTAAAAAGGTTAAAAAAGAACTTGACAATATTCCGTGGTACTATTCAGAAACTACAGGGGATGGAAACGATTATTCAAATTTTTTGTTCTATCATTCCTTATATGGTAATAAAAAAGTGGAAAGCGAATATTACTTTAATAGTATTCTAATGCCTGTTCTTGGTAAATTAAACTTTAATTATTTAAACAGAGCAAAATTAAATTTATATACCAACAGAGATAAACATATTAAAACAAGTTTTCACATTGATACTAAAGAACCTCACATAGTTGCTCTTTTTGCTTTTAATACAAACAATGGTTACACAGAGTTTGAAAATAAAACTAAAGTACACTCAAAAGAAAACACATTAATTCTCTTTCCAGGACACTTGACACATAGAAGCATTAATCAAACAGACAAAAATATAAGAATAAATTTGAATATTAATTTAAAAGATGTTTAAGAAAATTTTATTAGGTGATTATGAACCAACGGATGGTCAGATCCCACATACCTATTCAAGCTATTCGGATATCGCTATGGAAACTTTAATGCTGAAATGTCAACCCATTATGGAAAAGATTACAGGATTAAAACTGACTCCTGCTTATACCTATGCAAGAATTTATAAAAATGGTGATGTTCTTAAAAGACACAAGGATCGATTTAGCTGTGAGATATCTACGACGATGAATCTTGGAGGAGATCTCTGGCCAATCTATCTAGAGCCTTCTGGTAAAGAAGGAATGAAAGGGATCAAAGTAGATTTAAAGCCAGGAGATATGCTGGTTTATAGAGGATGTGAACTAGAGCATTGGAGAAATAAATTTAAAGGTAAAGAATGTATTCAAGCATTTTTACATTATAATAATCGCAAGACACCAGGAGCTAAAGAGAATATGTTTGACAGACGACCTCATTTAGGTCTTCCCTCATGGTTTAAAAGATGATACTAGTAAAAGGGGAGTGTCCAGACTCCACCAATCACCCTGGACACTCTCTTTTTACTAGAGAATTTATATGTTAGGATTTGCATCTATCGGAGAATTAACTTTTGGGGGCTTGGGCCACGCAGGCGCTGTAATTATTGTTACAGGCAGTGGTGTTACCGTTTCCCAAGGATCGCCTACTATTAGTGGAGACGCGAGTGTTACTCTTACAGGTAATGTGGTTACGGTCAGTCAAAACGTAAATGGAATTACGTTTATAATTACAGGGACCGTTATTCCAACGGGTAGTGAGATTACACTTTCTACTGGCGCTTCAGATGTGAATGTGATAACGTGGAATCCTATTAATCCAGATGCAAGTCAAACCTGGACTAATATAGACCCATTATAGGAGAATTATGGCATCAACATACACAACAAATTTACAAATAGAGAAAGTAACCACAGGTGAAAAAGCTGGGTTATGGGGAACGGTAACTAATACTAATTTAGAAATTTTAGAACAGGCATCCAGTGGCTATATAGGGGTAGACGTCGCAGCAGCTGATGTAACATTAACCCTGAGCCAAGGAGCAACGTCCAATGGAAAGAATTTATTTTTTAAGTTAACAGGAACTTTAGCAGCTAACCGACAATTCATTATGCCTGCTTCAGCTGAGCGAGTATTTGTCGTTCAGGATGCAACAGTTCGAGGAGCTTCTAATCGTACTTTAAGTGTTTTAACTGCATCTTCTTCCAATCCAGTTCCTATTCCTCCAGGAGCAACCATATTGGTTTACTCCGATGGGACAGATACGTCTTTAGGTTTATTAACTAAAGGTTATGCAACCATTACCAATTCGAATAGTCCTTATACAGCAGTTGCAGGCGCTCAGATTTTTGCTAATACAACGTCTGACCCTATTACTATTAATCTTCCTGCAGGTGTGGTAGGTGATGAAATAACTCTTATTGATACTAGAGCTACATGGGCCTCTAACAATGTAACTGTGGCACCTAATGGATCAGAAAACATTAATGGGGCTAATAGTAGTCTAGTTTTAAGTAATAATGGGCAAGCTCTTACTTTAGTATATATAGATTCGACTAGAGGTTGGTCTTATAAAACTAATTATACTACATAGGAGCTAAAAATATGGCTCTTGTAGATTTTAAACTACTTCCTGGAATAGATAAACAACAGACTCAAGTTGGTGCCGAAAGACGTTGGGTTAGTTCTGATAATGTTAGATTTAGATATGGTCTTCCTGAAAAAGTAGGAGGATGGTCTTCTTTATTAACTGATACGATTGTGGGGGTAGCCAGAGCTCAACATGCTTTTGTTGATCTTGATGGTAACCGATACGTAGCTATTGGAACCGACAAATTTTTACTTATTTATTATGAAGGTCAGCTTTATGATATTACTCCTTTAGGAACAACTATCTCCAGTGCTACTTTTACTTTCAATGGGAGCACTACCATTACTATTACTACAAGTGCAGCTCATGGTTTTCTTGCAGGTGATATTATTTTATTTGATTCAGTAACTTTACCTGGGGGCACAGGTTTATCTGATTCTGATTTTGAAGATAAATTATTTCAAGTGATTACCACTCCTACAGCTGTTACATTTACTATTACTTTTACAGCCTCGGGCTCTTCCGCAACAGGAGGAAGTGTAGATTTAAAACCCTACGCACCTGTAGGTCCAGCCGCTCAAACCTATGGCTATGGTTTTGGTGTGGGAAATTTTGGTGGAACGGTTTCGGGTGTTGCTACCAATGATTTAGATGGAGCATTAGCAGCTGACTCCCAAGGAAACAATGGCTCTGCTACTCAAATAAGATTAACCGATGCATCGGCTTTTCCTGCTTCAGGAACCATTGCAGTCCAAAATGAATTAATTACCTATTCAGGTAAATCAACGAATGAATTAACAGGTATTGCACGGGCTCAAAAAGGAACGTCTTCAGCAATCCATGCAGATGCAACCACTGTAGATAATGCTACCTTGTATGCAGGCTGGGGATCAGCCGTAGCCGCTTCAACAGTGACCCTTGAACCAGGACTCTGGTCTCTTGATAATTTTGGAGATGTTTTATTGGCTACAATTGCCAATGGAAAAACTTATACTTGGGATTCAAGTATTGCAGCAAGATTCACGACTCGTGCATCAACAGGCACAACCGATTATATAACAACCTCAGCCCCTACAGCGTCTAGAACCATGATGATGTCACCCGTAACACGACACTTAGTTTTATTGGGAACTGAAAATACGATTGGAGACGCATCAAGTCAGGATGAAATGTTTATAAGGTTTTCGGATCAAGAAACAATTAATACGTTTATTCCTACGGCTATTAATAGTGCAGGAAGTCAAAGACTTCAAGATGGAACTAAAATTATGGGAGCGCTTAAAGCAAAAGATAATATTCTGGTATGGACCGACACCGCTTTGTATACCATGAAGCATGTGGGTGCGCCTTTTACTTTTGGATTTGAACAAGTGGGAACGAACTGTGGACTCATAGGTCAAAATGCTGTTGTAGAAATTGATGGTGTGGCGTACTGGATGAGTACCAAAGGATTCTTCCTCTTTGATGGTACGGTTAAATCTTTAAGTTGTACGATTGAAGATTATGTTTATGATGATCTTGACACCACTAAAGGTCAACAGATCTGTGCAGCTATTAATAATTTATTTACCGAAGTAGTTTGGTATTATCCAACTGAAGGAGCAAGCTATAATGATCGTTATGCTGTCTATAACTTTGGAGAATCTGCAGGAAGTGCACAAAATAAAGTACCAGGAGGAGTGTGGTATCCAGGTACCGAAGCAAGAACTTCATGGATGCCTGCTGCTATTTATCCTAATCCTCATTCAACTAAATTTGATTCATCAGCCACAGGAACTTTTCCTAGTGTGATTGGTGAAACAGGTTTAGGTCAAACAGTTTATTATGAACAGGAAGTTGGTAACAATCAAATTAATCCAGATGGATCAAGTACTGCTATAGCAGGCACTTTAGAATCTTATGATTTTGATTTAGAAGTAGGAGGAGCAGGCCAACATTATTTATCTATTAGTAGATTCTTACCTGACTTTAAAACTTTAACAGGGAATGCAACGGTGACTTTAAATCTTAAACGTTTTCCCTCAAGCACTGCAACCACAAGTGTTTATAGTCCTTTCACTGTGACGTCTTCTTCCACTCAGTTTAATACTAGAGCGAGAGGAAGATTTGCTAGTGTTAAGATTGCAAACAGCGCGGTCGATGAAACATGGAGATTTGGAACTATGAGGCTGGATCTTAAACCAGACGGGATGAGATAATGGCTAAGATACTAATTAAAATACCTGAACCCAAAGAAGAATATGATTTTTCTAACCAGAAACAAATTTCAAGAGCGTTGAGTGGAATTGTAGAACAATTGAACTCAACGTTTTTACAACAACAAAAGGAAGATCAGGAAAGATTGAACTGGTTTCTCGCTTAATGGCAAATGTATATAAAAATGTGCAAGCAGTTATCACTTCATCGGGATCAGATGATCCAATGTATACCTGTCCTGATGCCACAACAGCTGTTATTAAAACCATTAGAATCTATAACATTCATGGAAGTTCATTAGTTGTGACAACCACTGTATATGATTACTCTTCAACAACCGATTTTAAATATGATACGAGCACCTGTGCAGCTAGTGAGAGTGTAGATATTCTAACTTTTAATAATGTTATTGTTCTAGAGGCAGGGGATATTTTAAAAATGCAGACACCAACAGGCAATAAAATTGAAATGACAGCCAGTGTGCTGGAAATTAGTAGGAGCTAATGTCGTTTAAAGAAAAAGGATTTGTTACCGTTAAGGACGCAAATGGTAAAAAAGTTGAAGAAATTCAAAGTGAAGCAGTCATTACGGTTACTAACAAGGTAACAGGTAAAGAGTATGGATCAGACGCTGAAGCTGCTGCTGATGTAAAAGATCCCAATACTACAACTAAAAAGGAGGATATAAGAAGGGACGTCTTGATAGATATTAAAAAAATGCCAGAACTATTATCAAAGTCTGACCTTGTAAAACAATAGATTTTTGTGTAAAGGTATACACTCAGGTGAAATCCCTGCCTTTACTTAATTATCAAATAATATAGTTTAAATTATGCCATTTAAATCAGAGAAACAACGTAAATACTTATGGGCCAACGAGCCAGAGATTGCCCGTGATTGGACTGATACTTATGGTAGCAGAATTCATAAAGATGAAGGTGGAAATGTAAGAGTAGGATTAAGAAACGGTGGACCAGGTCCAGGAGGACAAGGTGCTAGAGGACAAGCTACTCAAAATCCTGGAGTAGGCGGAAGGAGTGCACCTCCAGGCCGTGACCCGCGTGGTCCTCATAGAGACATGCATTACAAAGCACCAGCACCTACACCAAGAACTAGTCATCATACAAATACCAGCGGTTATGTACCTACACATGTTAGGTCTGGTATTACTCCACCCAAGCAGACAAAGACAGATAGCTTTTTAAGAAACTTTGAAAGAAGAGGCATTGATAATTTTGTTACCAGAAACAAATATAAAAATTTAGTTCGAGCAGGAGTTTATCCTAATAAAGGACCCTTCATCGCTAAACTATTAAATTACATGAATCCTCCTGACGAGACAGAAGATTTTGATGTAGATGATATTAAGCATTTGTATGCAGGTGGGGCTAATCCTAAAGGATTAGCAGGTTTAAGAAGAGATTTTGAATTTGAAGAAAAATTTCCCGACGCTACTACCCGAGATTTAAGGGATTATTATAAGTTAGACACACCTCCAGATACAGGTGGAGAGGGTCCTCAAGAAGACTGGCAAAGACTAGGATACCCTAGTTACGCAGCATGGTTAGCGGCACAAGGTGGAGGTTCAACCGTAGATGATACAACTACAACTGTTGTAGATTCAGGTTTAGGAAGTGGACATTATAAAGTGCCTGATGAATATATTTTAGCAGAAGGTGGAAGAGCAGGATATCAAGAAGGAAATATGGTTGGTGCAGAGATGGAAGGCGCCGAGATGGAAGGTGCAATGATGGAATCCAAAGAAGTAATTAAAGAATTATATGACGCGTTCATAGCTCAAGGATTATCTCCTCAAGAAGCTATAGAAAAAATAAAAGAAATAATAGCAAGCGCTCAGACTGAAGAACCTCAATCACCAATGATGGCAGAAGAGTTTCCTGGTCAAGAGTTTGGTGGAGGACCTAGAGCATCCGCAGCTTTCGGTGGTATCATGGATACCTACACAGGAAGAAGAAAATATGGTTTAGGAAGTTTTTTTAAGAAAGCTTTTAAAAAAGTTAAGAAACTTGCTGGAAGCAAGCTAGGAAAATTAGCATTAATGTATGCCGCAGGAACTTACCTGGGTGGTACACAAGCGTTTGGTGGAACAGGATGGGGAAGTGGAGCAGGAGCAACCCCTTGGAAAAAATTCGGAGCAAAATTATTAGACCCAACAGGTTCACAAGGAATTGGAAATCTAGCTCGACCTGGAAGATGGGGTATGTTTCAAAAAGCTACACCCGCACTTAACTTAAGTAGTGCAGAAAGAGGATTTAATTTAGCGCCAGGTTTTGACTCAACTATAGGAAATTTAGGAAAGTTAGGAGAAGAGGCAGTTAAAAAAGGAGCAGACTGGTCAAAATATATTATTCCAGCATCAATCGCAACAGGAGCCTATACAAAATATGCACCCGTAGAAGAATTAGATGATACCCAAGGAGAATGGAATAAGAAAAAGGCAGCATTTGATGACTACTTAGCTAGTTTAGATGATGAAGATAGTTACAGAGTTCCTTCACAATATACATTAGCAGAAGGTGGAAGAATAGGACGCCAAGAAGGAGGTCTTATGGACCTAGGTGGCATGGAAAAAGATTATAGAAACGATGGAGGCTTTGTTCCCATTGGAGGACAAGAAAAAGCCGATGATGTTCCTGCAAGATTAAGCAGAAATGAGTTTGTTTTTACCGCAGATGCTGTTAGAAATGCAGGGGGTGGAGATATTGACAGAGGAGCAGAAGTCATGGAGAATGTAATGAAAAATTTAGAAGGCGGAGGAAAAATCTCCGAAGAATCACAAGGACAAGGAGCACAAGAAATGTTTGAAGTTTCAGAACGATTGAGTGAGGTAGTCTAATGGCAATAACAGAAACAAGAAATTTACCAGCACCATTTATACAATCGTTAGGAGAATACTACGGTAAGGAATTACCTGCATTAACAAAAGATAAAATGGACGTAAAGCAATGGGCGCCTTACGTTGCACCTCAGGATCAATTACAAAAAGATGCCGCTACATTAGCTGGCACAGCAGGTAAAGGTGTTGGAGCTTTTGAACAATATTTAACAGCAGCAGAACCTTATGCAGGTCCTGATGCTTACAAACAATTCATGTCACCGTATCAACAACAAGTGATTGATGCGACGATGACATCGTTTGATAAACAAGCAGCGATGCAACGAAGAGGAATTTCCGATAGAGCGTTACAAGCAGGAGCTTTTGGGGGAGCAAGACATGGAATAGCTGGAGCAGAATACGATGCAGCTTCTGATATGAATAGAGCTCTTACGGAAGCACGATTATTACAAACAGGATACGGCCAAGCTCAAGCAGGGGCACAGACAGCATTTCAACAACAGATGGGACAAGCACAAGCTGTTCCAGGAATGTATCAACAAGATATTGCGACTTTGGGTACAGTGGGCGCACAACAACAAGCCCAAGCGCAAGCTGTAGAAACAGCGGATAGGGAAAGAAAACGAATGGAAGCATTCGAACCGTACGAACGACTAGGATTCCTAGGTCAAGGACTTACAGGAATCATGGGAGGCTATGGTAATCAGTATCAGTTCCAACAACAACCGAATCCAACACCGCTGCAGACGGCTCTTGGAACGGGAGCGACGTTGGCTGGAATTTATGGAGCGGTTAGAGGAGCAGGACAATCAGGCTATCAACCTGCACCAATAAGTTTAGGATTTGGTCAATAATGAGCAGAACTTTAAGCAGACCAATGTTTAGACTGGGAGGATCCACAAGCGGGATCACTTCAGGATTAGACTCTCCAAGAAAAGGTTATAAGACGGGCGGTATCGATTACGATAAAGCTTTTGAAACCTCACAAAGATTAACTGATAAATTTTATCCAAAACGGGGAGCTGATCTTAATCGTTTCCTGATTAACTGGGGCTTGAACATGGTGGGCAATCCACCAAGCGGAAATGTTTTACAGACCGCAGCTAGACAAGCACAAAAACCTACTGAAGAACTGTTTGCAAGCATGGACCAAAGAGATGCTATGAGAAGTGCAACAGGTGCAGGATTATTTGGTGAAGTGATTGCAGCTGAAGGTGAGATTCTTGGAAGTGAAGAACAAGGTAAACTATTTAAAGATAAACTGATGTTGGATACTTTAATAGATGCTACTAAAACTAAAGTTAGATTGACGAAAGCTCTTGAAGAAGAAACCGATGCAGCAAAAATAGCAGAAATGGAAGAAGGTTTATTAGTGGCTACTACAACAATCAATCAACTTAGAAAACGAAATCCATTAGTAGATAAAATTTTAGGATCCACAGTAGTGGTGAAAGAACTTCTGGATGTTATCTTACCTTCTTATGACAAGATGATGATAGAAGATCCTGAAAATCCAGGAACACAAGTTTTAAAATATCCTAAGACCCCTGAAGGACAAGCTGCAAAGATTCAGGATGCTATGGCAGAAATTATGCGTATCGTTCAGGCAGGTGGAGTACAAGCTCAAGCTGAAGGTGGAAGAGTAGGTTATGCACAAGGAGAACTTGTAGAAGATATTAGCATGCAGGAAACAATTCAACCAGGTGGAATGCCTGGGCAACAACCTATTCAACCAGGAGGAACTCCTGAAGTAGAACCTGTAGGCATGAGCTTTGATGAATTAAGAGCTAGACTTCCTGAAAGTATCACTGATGATATTGTTATATTACTTTCTCAAAGTGCACAGGCTTTGGAAGATTTTGCAACGATTCAAACTCAACAGGACGTAGACACTTTCAATACAAAGTATAATGTAAATCTAGTATTACCAGCGGAGGGTTAAAATGTCCACTGCGTATGAGCGTTACAAGAAAGACACGGGTGTTCCCGAGAAGAAGAAAAATAATATAAAAGAGTATAGTGACTTTCAAAGAGCTGTTCTTCAGTATTTAGAAAATCAAACTGAACCCAAGAAACCCGTTAAGTGGTTCTTTGGCAAGGACAAAGGAGATGTTGGGGGTTTAACCCTTGCAACCACTCTATCTCCTCAACTTAAACTACAGGCCTGGTTTAGCGAATTTAAAGATAAAGAAGGAAAGGTTATCAAACCGAAGTATGTTAATCTTCAAAAATGGATAAGAAATTATACAGGTCAAAGGGAAAGAGATTATATATCAGGACTCGATGAACTAGCTAAGGGAGTTGAAACAGGACTATGGCAACTCAGCGGAGCTGTTAATCACCTTATAACTATTCCAACTGATTTTGTAGTAGGCACAGATTTTACTAACGCTTTACAGAAAAGCATGAATGATGAAAGGATTAAACCTGATGAACCAGAAACATGGAGAGGCGAACTTACAGCTCTCGGAGTACAGTTTGGTATACCTTATACTTCTGTTCTTAAACTGATTAATAGAGCCAATGCTCTTGCGCCTATCTATAAACTATTAAAAATTAATAAAGCTACAAAGGCTAGTAAAATTTATCGAAGAGCTGTTGAAGGTTTCACTGTTCTAGGAGCCACAGATTTTATAGCTTCAAGTCCTGGTCGTCCCATCTTGAATCCTTGGTTTCAACCTGAATCTACAGAAGGATTAACAGGAAGGAAAAAAGCAGCGGCAGAATTTAAAAATAAATTGAAGTATGGTTTTGAAGGATCCTTAATAGGAGGAGGTTTTCCTTTAATGGGAAAAGGATTACAGCTTGGTTATAAATATCTTGGTCCTAAATGGGCGGCTAAAACAGCTGCGCAGATTGGAACACGAGCCGCGAATCGTATGGTCTTTGAACCTGCAGCATGGATTTATTCGAGAGAAGCAGTTAAACCTGTAGTATCAGCTACATCAAATGCTATTAGAGGCATGACCAATTGGACTTTGACCAAGGCCATTGCTCCAACCATTGCAAGTGGTCTATCAGGTTATGTAAAGGATCCAGTTACAGGTAAGAGAGTTTGGAAATGGGTAGGACAACTTCCTCCCTTTGAACAATGGAGATTAGGGTCTGTTACAAGCAGAGACATCACTAAACGTTCAGCTAAAACATTAGATAATTTTCTTTCATGGTTTAGATCTTACGGAAAAAATCCTGTATCAATTGAAGGTGCATCTGAAAAAGCAATGCTCTATGGAAGATCAGTTGCTAGAAAATTTGACAGAGCTTTTGCTGGCCTAGAAAAAAGAGCTTATGCTTTAGCCAAAGGATTTGAAGGACAATATAATAAAGCAACAACTTCACCCGTGATGCAGAAATACTGGCTCAATCAGGTAGATGAATATGTTATGAATCAAAGAGCTCTTAAAGATTTACCACAAGAACTTCAGAGTCTATCGAAACAGGTTAAGGACACTCTAGAAGAAGTAGTCGAAAGATTTAGAAAAGCTTTACCTAAAGGTAAGAAAGCTGATGAATATGTTAACGCTTTGTATGCGGACCTAGGTAAGAAAACCCATACGTATTTATTGAGATCCTTTTCAACATTTACTAATCCTTTTCACGCAGTGGATCCAAAGATCAAAGAGAATGCGGCCAATTGGATTGCTAAAAATGTTATTAATAAAAATAAAAATTTAAGAGAACAATCACTTAAAGATTTTCCTAACGATCCAAACTTTAAAAATGCATCTAAGGATATGGTGGATGAAATTTTATCAACAGGGAAAACGGATGGCAAAGATCCTATAAGTATTCTAAAATTTATTAGTAAAGAAATTCTTCAAGATAAAAAATATAAATTTTTAAGAACAGGACAAGAACTACCTAAAGCAATTCGAGAGCTTTTAGGACAGGAAAGAAATGTTAAATTTTCTGTACTCAGTACAGGAATGGATGTTGTTAATCAGAACATGGCTAAGGTTGCAGCAGACCATATGGCAGGCCAGGGATTAAAAGAAGGATGGTTATTTACCAGCCGTGCAGCGGCTAGAAAAGTTTATGTTAACCCAGCTAGGATAGGACATGTTCCTCGTATGGGAAATTATCTTAAAACAAATCTAGAAGGTCTCTATACTTCTCCTGAGTATCAACAAATGTTCATGGGGCTCGGCTCACCTTTTGCTAACCTGATTAAGTCAGCCTGGTATCGTCATATTATTCAGGGAAAAGCAGGAGTTCAGATCGGAAAAACTTTATACTCACCTACTACTCAGGTTCGTAATGTTACATCAGCTTCGATGTTTGCTTTGAATGCAGGTCACATTGGCTATCGTGCCAGTGTTACTGACTCTATGCGAATGGTAATAAGAGATATTTTTAAAGAAGGGAAAGGAATTGATGAAGCAACATTCAATAATCAGATAGCCAAACTAGTAAGACTAGGAGTTTATGATGAAAACATTGTAGCTATGGAACTGAGAGCAGTTTTGAGCGAATTAAAAACAGGAAAAATTAATACCTTTGATAGTCTTTTTGATAAATTAATTAAGATGACTCCCACAGATAAAGTGGCTCGTGTCTATGCAGGAGGAGATAATCTTTGGAAATTTTATGGATTTAATTTTGATAGAGCAATGTTGTTGGAAGGTTTAAAAAGTGTAGATGATGTAGCAGGCTTCATGAAACATCTGGGAGTTCCTTTTAGTAAAACTAATTTAGTTACAGGAGCAAAACTTACACTGGACGATGCATTAGATGAAGCAGCAGCTTATCTAATTAGAAATTCTTATCCAACTTATAGTAAAGTTCCTCCAGTTATTCAGGCTTTAAGAAAATTTCCATTAGGAAATTTCGTATCGTTCCCTGCGGAAATGATCAGAACTACAACCACTAACATCGCATTAGGATTAAAGATGTCATCACATGCCAACCCAGTTATTAGACAGATGGGTCTTCGAAGATTAATGGGATCGTTCTTCACGCTTTATGGATTAGGAAAAGGTATGTCAGAAGTAAGTCAATACTTAACAGGTACTACTGACTCTCAGGAAGATGCATATAAAAGATCCTTTGCTGCAAGCTGGAACAGAAATGCCGATCTAATGATGCTTAAAGGATGGGAAGATGGAGAAAGCTTGGCAGTTAATTTTACTTACTTCATGCCTTATGATGTTATGCAAAGACCTGTAGAAGCAGCGATTGCTGCAGCTCATAAACAAAATATTAATCCTGAAGAAGTTGATGACTTTGTTCTTAAACTTTTATTCGATCCTGAAGGACCACTGATGGAAGTCCTAGAGCCCTTTGTATCTGAACCTTTAGGTTATGATAGGTTTATTGATGTCACTGTGAATGAAGGAAGAAAACCTGGTGGGGGAAGAGTATATACTAGAGGAGATGAGCTCTCTACTAAGATTAATAATTCTTTTGCTTATGTACTGGATGGAATTAAACCAGGTGTATTGATAACTAGTGAGAAAATAAGTGCAGGCTTCAGAAAAGATTTAACCAGAGGTGGTAAACCTGTCAACACTTTTGATGAATTGCTGGCGCTGTTCTCTGGTATAAGATTAATTCGAATCGATACTAAATCAGATTTAAAATATTATGCTGCAACTCTTAAGGCATTAAGAAAAGATATTGATGAAGCAAGTGACTTCTATGATGCAAAACATTACTACAGTAATACTCCGTCCGATATGGTGAAGGACTTTAACAAGATGCAGGAAGAAGACTTCAGATTACAGAAGGATATGTTTATTCGTATTGAAGACATGAAGCTTTTAAATGTAGAGCCTAGAACTATTAAAAAAATATTAGAAAAGACAGGAGTGGATGAAACCCTTATCAGAAATTTAATGAGAGGAGTCTTTACACCTGCCAATTATTCTGAACCTAGGTTCAATCAAAAAGTAGAATATGTTAGAGATGCCATGGAAGAACAGTCAGCAAAGAGTGATAAGTATTTCTTCTTTGAAAATGAAAGTTTTCTTTTTCCTAAGACTGAATTAGATGGCGTGATTCGTGACTGGAAACGTAGAGAATTTTTCCCTGACGGTTATACCCCTGACAAAACTAAATACAAAAAGAATAAGAAGGGACAAACGCTTTATGACATGCAAGGAAATCCTATACCTGAAGAGGAAGGATTACTTAAAAAAGGTATAGAAAAAATTAAAAAACTTGTTAATCCTTTTTCAGGTTTAATGAGCCAGAAACCACAGGTACCACCATTACCTCAAACACCTATGCCTAACGTAGCTACAGCTGCATTACAAAAGAATCCACAAACAGGGTTGACACGAACAGAGACTGCGTTATTGTCACCGTCCGAACAAGTTATTGCTAGGAGAACATGACACCTAAAACAACTAGAGAACATATTATAAGTTTGCATGGCCACGTGACAGGGTTAAAAAAAGATATAGCCAGCCTCAAAACCAATCATTTAAAGCACATGAATAGTGATATTAAAAACTTGGGTGGCAAGATAGACAAAATCTATTGGGTTCTTTTAGCGACAGTGGGGGCTGTTGCCTTTCAACTAATTAATCTGTTAGTTAAAACTATTTAATGCAACTATCAAAAAATTTTAGCTTGGCTGAAATGACCAAGTCCCAAACAGCAACCCGTATGGGCATGGATAATAATCCTAGTGAGGATGAGCAAGAGAACCTCAGATTGCTCTGTGAGAGGGTCCTACAGCCCATTAGAGACCATTTTAACCACGTTGTTACTATTTCCTCGGGCTATCGCAACGAAATTTTGTCACGTAAGATAGGCAGCAGCGCGTCCAGCCAACACTGCAAGGGAGAAGCAGCGGACTTTGAAATCTTTGGTACCCCTAACAATGAAGTCAGTGATTGGATCAAAGAGAACCTGATGTTCGACCAGCTCATCCTAGAATATTTTGAGCCTGGACAGCCCAACTCGGGATGGGTGCATGTAAGCTATAAGAAAGAGATAAATAGTAATAGGAAAGAATATTTAATGGCTATTAAAGATGAAAACGGAAAGACAAACTATAAACAAGTCTTAGGATTATCTACAGATCGATACGTTAAATAGGAGGTCTACATGAAACTTATATGGCACAAATTTAAAGCCTATAAAACAGTGTTATTAGTATCCATTCCAAATAAATATCAGGGATTGATTCTTTTTCTTATGCTGCTTGCAATTTGGTATAAATAGATTATATTAGATCTTGGGTGCTTTAGGGGCCCATTTATTAATCGTCTAACAAGGAGGTTAACATGCACGATCTTATAAATCTAAATAAATTCCTAACTAAAAGTATTGGCTTCGAAGATATCTTCAATAGATTCTTTGAGATGGAAGACTTTAATGGCGGCCATCCTTTTTATAATATAAAGAGGATTAAAGACGACAAGTACGTCTTGGAAATGGCATTGGCTGGCTACACAAAGTCAGATGTTAAAGTGGAAGTCACTGATGGAGTTCTATCTATCACAGGTACTATAAGCAAGGATGCAGAAGACTACGTTTACAGAGGTATTTCAAAGCGAGCATTCGCTAAGCAATTACAGCTGTCTGATTATGTTGAATGCAAAGGTGCTAAGTTAGAAGATGGAATGTTGAAAGTGGATTTGGAATACAATCCGCCAGAAAACAAAAAGCCAAAAACCATAACTGTAAAATAAAGGACTTAGAAAAATTTCTGCGCCTCGCGCGTATATCCTACATTTTCGGGGATGTAATGTCCCCGAGAATGATCTTTGATCCTTTTTTCATATTATCAATAGCCCACAATGGTTGAAGATTAGTATAATGAAAACATTTCTTCTGTTGTTCAGAATCTGTTAAATCAAAAGCAGTACATGGAGTAATATGATCTATATGCCACATCCCATGATT